CACGGATCTGTTTAGCCCGCTGGTAGTCCTGCCGCAACCGGCGCTCGGCTTGCTGCTCGAGCCACGGCACCGACCCTGGCGTCTCGGTCATGTCAGCGAATCCATCCGCCAGTACGACACGGGACTGTCCCGCATGATCGTCTGGTAATAGTTGCCGCTGGACACGGGGGTGAGAACGAACGTGAATTCCCACGCAGAGTTCTTGTTGATCACGTTGATGGATTTGCCCTCCACGAAATAGTCGCGTGTGACCGCTGCGCCGTCATAGCCGGGGTTCTGTCCGCGCTTCACCGTGATCCTGTCGCTGATCTTCAGGTCCAGGCACTTGTCGTAAGACTCCGTCGTGAGCGGAATGACTTTCATGTACTCGTACCTGTCCGCGGGGAAAGCAGTTTCCGTGAGAAGGTTCCCTGCCTGGTCGGCCGCATCCGAGTTCGTCGCCAGCCGCGTGGACTTCGAAGACCCGCGGGGTCCGTAACGTGCCACGCTGTCATGGTCGATGACGGTCTGTGCGGCGGCACCGAACACGCCGCTGTCCGGGGTGACAGTCCAGATGTTGATGATCTTGTCTTTGTCCCTTGTGGGTTGGATGTCCTGGTACCGGATCTCCGTCGACGCTGTCAGGTTCCCACCCGGCGACGGGTAATCACTGAACGTCGCCTGAGACGTTGTGCTGCGCGTCTGGGAACCCCGGTGTGCTGCGTCATGGAACGTCGCTACCCCGGCGGCGTCGATGAAGAAGATGCCGCGCTCCGACGCGGCGATCTCCTGCAACAACGACAGCCCGAACGTGCCCTCCGAGATGGTGTACCCGTTCATGACGTACTGGCCGGGATCGATGCTGCGGTCCGACAAAGGCCACAACGCCTTCGACAGGATCGCGTCGATGTGTGACCCGGAATAGCCGGTCCCGACCGTCCCGCTGATAGGGGCGAGCGCCAACAGGTCGAACCCGTCGGACGCCTCAAACGCCACCTCGTCCTGGTCCCCTCCGAGACGGACGGGTGTCCACCTGTCTGCGTACCCACGGAACACGTTGTATGTCGTGCTGTTCCATGTCGCCCGTACACGGACGCGTTGTTCGATGTCGGGCAGGTACGGGCTCGAGGTGTTCGTCGGGTCGAAGTCCTTGTCGTTGACTTCGCGCAACGTCATGCTCATTTTTCCGTTCACCAACATGTCCAGCTCGTTGCGGCGCTCCGGCAAAGACGCTTCCATGTGCCGCACCTCTGTCGTCACGTTCGTCCACGACGGTGTTCCGGAGTCCTTCGAGAAGTAGTTGCGTGCCACATCGTCGGCGTCCAGGGCACGGCTCCAGTACGTCCAGTCATCCAACGACACCGCTGTCTCGTCAATCCCTGACCCGGTGATGGCGATGAAGTGGGCGGCCCCGATAGTAGAGACGGACGAGGTGCCCGTGATGTTCAGGCTCGACGGGGTCGCCTGTGTCTGGGATGACATCGCAACAACGACATCACCAGAAGTAAAGTCGTAGCGTTCGGTGCCGGAGCTTTCCGTGAAGGTGCCGCCGCCCCGGCTCGAGAACATCCCAAGGATCAGTACGTTGTTGACGTTCCCGATATGCGATCCGGTGGCGTGCGTAACGGTGTTGCTTGTTTGGACGGTGCTGTACGCCGGGTTCGAGAACGGAACTTCGGTGTTCTGCCCGGTGATGCGGCTAATGGCGATGGCGTACGCGCCGGACACGTCGCCCGTCCAGGTGTAGTTAGCGGGCTCGCTACCCGTCGCGATCTTGTACCAGACCTGAGACGAGGTCTGAGGTGCGCCCGTCGCGGGTGTCTCGAGCGACCACAAGATCCAGCCCGAGGGTGGAGTCCAAGCCAAAGAGTTGCGGTGACAGAAATGTGCTACCAGTAGATCGCCGGAAGCGATGCTGACAGGGGCGTTACACGTAACCGTTGTGGCGTTCCCGGTCGCTGTCTGCGACGACTGCCACGCAGCCGCCGTTGTGTAGGACGCACCGGCAAAACGGATCTGCTGCCCCGAAACCTCGATGCCACTGGTGTACGCCGCCGAGTTGTCTGGGACGCCGTTGATGTAAAGGATGGCGCTGGCCCCGTCGTATACACCGGCGACGTAGTACCAGGTGTTCGTCAGCAGCGCAGTGTTGGAGGTGACGGTGGCCGTGTTCGCGTCGTTCTTCACCGTCCACAGCAGCTTCCCGGCCGAGTTGACCTGGAGGTACCAGCAGCCGGGTTTCGTCACGATGTCTTTCGTTGAGCCGGGGATGGATGCGAACTTGACCCACCCGTCGATCGATTGAGCCCCGCTGCCGGTGAGCGAGATCGACTCGAGGACGTATGCGGAGTCATTGACACCGTCGAATGTCGTGGCGAAGTCGGTGCATTCCACGGACACGTCGTCGAGGTAGATGAAGTCTCCGTTGATCCAGCCGCTACCGGACGACGCACCGATCTGGATATCGACGTTCGTGCGGTCAACCTGGTGGATCGCTCCCTCGACGGTGTACTGGAACCAGCCCTGCTGAATAAAGAACGTCGTCGCCGCCAGGTTCTCAGATGCAACAGCGCCACCCTGCTCACGCAAGCTCACAACAACCTGTTTCCCACTCATCGCCGGTTCCCCATAGATCCAGCACGACAGCCGGTACTGGGTTGCGAACGCGGTCGCTTCCCCGACGAGGGTGAACTGTGTTGCGCTCTGCGCTGCGCTTGCAGTGGCGGTGATGAGAAGCGACGCAGTCCCGGTGTGGGCGCGGGCGGTGGAACGCGCCACAGTCGACGAGCCAAGGGACGACCAGCCGGTGGCGGCAACCTCGAAGTCTCGGTTGTCACAGAAGCGGGTGGGTACCACCGTGACATACGGAAACGGTGTCGTGGTGAGGGCGGGCGTGCTGACCATCACACCGTCGTTTGTTGAAAGGTCGTCTAGGAACGTGCTGACGCTGTTGCACCGCCAGAACGACACGGCCCCGTCGTCGGTTGTGTGGATGTCGCCGTAGCTGGCGGTCGGGTTCGCGGCGAAGTCAACACTGACTTCCAGGGTCGGCTTTGAACGGGTGAGGGTCGGCATCTAGATAGGTCTGCCGGTGAACGACACCCCGTTAGAGTTTTCGAAGCGGCGCATGACCGACTGCATGATCCGTTCCAGGTCACGCTGGTCACCCACATAGTTCGGGAAGTTGAACACGTACGTTCCGCTTGCCGTCGCAGCGCCACCCCCACCGTTCGGGATGATCCTCCCCGCAGTCCTCGGCACAAACACCTCCGCTCCCTGCTCACCAACGAGGTAGGGCTGGTTTCTGTTTACAGGCCCACCACGGGCTCGATGTTGTGCCTGCTGTTGCCCACGGATCTGGACATCAACCACGATCTTCAGGTTCTGGAACGCATCCCTGACCAGTTGCACCAATTTCTCAGCCGCCTGCTGCACCGCTTTCTCAGCGTCATTTAGACCGGCAGCGATTGCGAGTCCAAGCGCGTTGCCGCGGTCCTTCATCGGAATGTCGAAGTCCTTGTACAACTTGTGTAGCCGCGTAAGGAATTCCTTCTGCGTGATGTGTCCGCCTTGGGCAGCATTCTGCAGAGCGGTCAAACGCTTCTCGAACTGGTACCGCTCGAGTGCGGTCTGGTCGTCTTCCTTCTGCCGTGACAGCTCAGCCCTCTTCTCCAGCCCCGCACGCTGCTTCGCGAGCCGTTGCGCTTCCAACTCGTCGTCTAGCGCAACCTGTGCAGCGTTCCTCTGTTCCGTCAGTTGTGTCTGTTTGTCGATGAAGTCCTTCTGTGCAGCCAACTGACGTGCCGCGAAGTCCTCCGGAGACTCGCCCTCCTTCTGCGTCACCTGTTCCGGGCCCGCCGCCTGGAACCCCGTCAACTCGTCGGACGCCTTCTTCAGATCGTCCCTCAGTTCCCGAATCCGCTTCTCCGCTTCCAGTTTCGCCTGTCGCAGATCGAACGCGTCCAGCGCCTTCTCCGCAGCCGTTTTCACACCTTCGTGCAACGCGTCGAACGCAGACAACGCCGAACTGACCAGCGTCGAGAAGGCGTTGCTGAAGTCGGACTTGCGTGCCTGGATCCGTGCGACCGTCGCACTGATGACGTTATCGACCGCGGCTTGTCCCGCTTCCCGCAGAAGCGCGTATTTCTCGATCATGCCTTTACGCATACCTTCGGAAATGTCACGCCCCAACTCCGCGAACAGCTCCGACGGAGACTTGGCCTTCGCCCTGGAACGCGCCGCGTTCTCTGCGGCAGTGACAGCGTTGGCGGCAGCAGCCGCGATAGCACCGACCTGGCTGTCGATGCCTGCCTTGATGCCCTGCCCCAACGCGGTACCGATCCGGCGTCCCGCCGGTCCAGCACCAGCAGCAGCAAGTTCCATCTTCGTTGGGATCTCACCCGTCTTCTTCGCGAGGTTCGCCGCCTGCGTAGCGGTCTTCGAGAACTCACGTGCCGCCTCAGAAATACGCGGGTTCGTCTCCTTCGTCTTGTCCGCCACCTTCTGCGCTTCCCTCGACAACGCCAGAAGACCGTTCGCGTACTTGTCAACCAGGTCCTTCTGTTTCCACGGCATCCGTGTGAGCCCAACCTGCGCGCTCAAAGCCTTCTCGGTCAGGGTCGCGAAATCGGTGTTGAGTCTCTTGATGGCCGAGCTGTTGTCACGCGTGGCCTTCGTGACACCGTCCGTGGATTCCGTGACTTCCTGTTCCGCCCGCTTCCGGTTCGCGTAGGCGCGCTGCACATTCAACTGTGCCTGCACGTATTCGTCTGTTCCTTTTTTCCCTTCCGCCTCGAGCCGGTTGCGGTTCTTGACGGCAGCAGTTATGTCTAGCGTTGCCTGCTTCAAAGAGATGTTCGCGTCCACTGCTCTCTGATGCGCGTGCGTTGACGCGTCCGCTGCTTCCCGCAGCGCGTCGAGGGCGTCACGTTGCCGGTCAAGGGCTTCAGAGGTGTTGTCGCTGTCCAGTTTCATCGCGATGAACGCGAATGCCAGCGCCCCAACCGCGGCCGTTGCGATCCCTATGGGACCAATAAGAGAACTCATGCTTGCCGCAACCGCGGCAGCCCTGAGCTTCACAAGAGTTCCCACGACACGTTCGGCGGCGGCATGGAAGATAATCATCGAGCCTGCCGCGGCTGCAAGGCTCTGCCCCGTAGTGGAGAACCCCACGCTAGCGATGCTCGATCCCATCCGCAGGAACACCGGCACCAGTTCCTGTGCAACCTCCACCACATGCTCGATGGCATGGCCAAGGTTTTCGAAGACCGGCACAAGGTTCGTTATCGCGCTCTGAACAACCGGGGTCGCAATATCAACGAGCTTGCCCGCGAACTTCGAAACAACCTCCGCGGCCCTGCCTACCGCCGCTTCGATCGTAGGCATGTTCCGGTTCAGGAACTCCACCACACCCATCAAGGCCGGTAGTACCGCTGTGGCCACCTTCGCTGCTAACTCCTCGAAGGAGTTGCGGAGCTTGGATAACTGGCCTGGCAGCGTCTCCCCGTACGCCTTCGCGGAACCACCAACCTGGGACTGGACTTCCTTCAGGATGATCTTCTGGG